CAAATCTTTCAGTAATCAAGGAATCCTTCTTTAGCGAAGGCAAAGTTGCCACACCTAAAGTAGAGGATGTCGAAGAAGACGAAATTATTCTAGAAGAACAGGAAGTCATTAAACCAACTTCTGATTACTCTTCTATTAACGCTCTAGTTGAAGCATTCAATGCTAAGAATAAAAAGCAATAAGAATAATTAAATTGGTTTTTAAGTAATTTAATATTAACTAAAAAAGGGAGAATTACTATGAGTAATTATCAAGCATTGGTAGAAAAGTGGGGCCCTATCCTAGAGCACGAATCTTTTTCTCCAATTACTGACTCACACAAGAAGGCAGTAACCGCTACTATCCTTGAGAATACAGAAAGAGCACTTTCAGAAACAGGTGACTTGTCTGCAAACATGACATCACTACTTTCAGAAGCAGCACCAACTAACGATGCTGGCACAGGTGGTTTCTCTGCAACTGTATCTCCAGGTAATGCAGCAGCTGGTCCAACAGCTGGTTATGACCCTATCTTGATTTCACTAGTACGTAGAGCAGTACCTAACTTAATCGCATACGACATCTGTGGTGTCCAGCCTATGACTGGTCCTACAGGTCTTATCTTTGCGATGAGAGCTAGATACGGTTCACAGGGCGGAGACGAAGCTTTCTATAACGAAGCTGATACAGACTTCTCTGGTACTGGTACACACGCAAACACATTGACAAATGCTAACACAGCACTTATCACGACTGGTACAGGTCTTGACACAGGCGCTGGTGAAGCTTTAGGAGATGGTGTTGGTGACGCATACGCTGAAATGGCATTCTCAATTGAGAAAGTTACAGTGGCTGCGAAGACAAGAGCTTTAAAAGCTGAATACACAACTGAGCTTGCTCAGGACCTAAGAGCTGTTCACGGCTTAGACGCTGAAACAGAACTTGCTAACATTCTTCAAACTGAAATCTTAACAGAAATCAACCGTGAAGTTGTTAGAACTATCCATAACACTGCAGAAGTTGGTGCTCCTGGCACTGCAAACGCAGGCGTATTTGACTTAGACGTTGATGCGAATGGTAGATGGTCTGTAGAGAAGTTCAAAGGCTTAATGTTCCAAGTTGAACAAGAAGCTAACGCTATTGCAAAGGGAACTCGTAGAGGGAAAGGTAACATCGTTATTTGTTCTTCAGACGTTGCTTCTGCTTTACAAATGGCTGGTGTACTTGACTACGCTCCTGCTCTTAACTCTAACTCTTTAGAAGTTGATGACACAGGTAATACTTTTGCTGGTGTTCTTAACGGAAGATTCAGAGTATATATCGACCCATTTGCTGGCTCAAACTACTTAGTAGTTGGCTACAAAGGTTCAAGCGCTTTCGACGCTGGTTTATTCTATTGCCCATACGTTCCATTACAAATGGTACGTGCTGTTGGTGAGAATAGCTTCCAACCAAAAATCGGGTTCAAAACTCGTTATGGAATGGTTGCTAATCCATTTGCACAGGGTGATGTATCTAGCCAAGGTCTTGGTGCATTAACTAACGATACTAACAAGTACTACAGAAGAGTACGTGTAACTAACTTATTCTAATAATAAATTAGTTGTATCTTTGGGAGGAGCCTTCGGGCTCCTCTTTTTTTGTCTGGAATTTGTTATAAATAATAGGTACAGCAATGTACATGACACACATACACACACAGGAGAAAAATATGTCAAATTTAACAGGCTTTGAAATCAGAGCAAATCTATTAAGTCAAGCAGAAGGAATTCTGTACAGTAATATCGAAAGAGAAATTCAAGCTGTGCAAGAGCATAACATGAATAATCCAGAAGATATCAAACCAATTCCAGTAAAGAAAATATCAGCAGCAGCTGTTATTAGTCTTGCTCGAAAATTAAATGAGTTTGTTACTGAAAAGTAATTACTAGAATTAAATAGAAGAGGGCCAGTCATGGCCCTTTTTTATAATAGTGACATACCGACTCGGATTCCAATGGTCTTAAATGAATCTAGATGACCTTCTTCATAGGCTAATTTACCATTCTCAAAGTTTTTAGCTACCATTCTGATATTCTCTCCGTCAATATAGGTTAATGCACCAATCGGTGTTTGACAATCTCCGTTTATTGTTTTAAGCATTTCTTTTTCTGCCATACAACAATACCACGTTTCCATATCATTTTTGTTTTGTATTTGTTTAATACTTTGATCGCCCTTACGAGTTTGTAAAGCAATTACACCTTGACCAGGTGCAGGCATCATGTCAGCAGTACCAAATATACGACTTGCTTTAATAGTAATTCCCATCGCATCAAGTCCTGCTTTTGCTAAAACAATAGCATCATATTCGCCATTTTCTTGTTTAGCAATTCGAGTATCTATATTACCACGAATAGGAACAATTTCTGCACCAGGATATAATTCTTTTAATTGCCAAATTCTGCGAGGACTACTTGTGCCAATTGTTCTTGGATTAATATGATTACCAATGAGTGCATCTCTAAAATCTGCTCTTGGTAATACACAGGCGATTTCTAATTTATCATCATTATCACGAGTCAAATCTTTAAACGCATGACAAGCAATATCGATGTCACCATCTATAAGTGATTGTTCTATCTCTTTTGTAAATACTCCTTTGCCACCCATTTCTTCAATGGATGTTGTAGGATTAAGGTCGGCTGTTGAATCGATATGTACGATATCTAAATCAAGCTCTAAATGTTTTAAAGCTTTGTTTGTATAGGCGATCGCTAAGTCTGATTTACGAGTTCCTATTTTCATTTACTATACTTCTTAGAAAAGTATGAGCGTAAAAGAAATATTCTAGTGTATGCTACGACTGTCATTACAAGAGTAACTAAAGTACCCAATTTGATTGGGTCTGTTATACCGAGTTTCTCAATATAAATCCAGAGCAAGAACAAATTGAGTGGATAGTTTACAGCTAAACCAGTTGCAATTTGTGTTGCTGTTTCTTTATGAATACGTTTAGTTTCAGTTTTCACAAAGCTGCCATAAGTAACTTAAAACATGTATTAGCAAAAGCACCTTCGGTCCATAATATAATCATAGCTAATACACCTAGTCCAGTTAAACACCAAACTATTTCTCTTAAAAGTTGTATAAATTTTTCCATAATATAAAGTGTTGGTACCCCGTAGGAGAGTCGAACTCCTGTTGCCGAGATGAAAACCCGGTGTCCTAACCACTAGACGAACGGGGCAAGTTTATTCTTCGTCGTAACGAACTAATTCCTGCTCTGCTCCTGTGCCACGAGTTTTAACGTAGCCCATATTAATAAGGGTATTAATTGTTTCTTGAGTAATGCGTTTAGTTTCTGAAAGTGAGGCTTTACTTTTATCAGTCTTTGCCATCAAATAACCAGCAATGGTAAAAACTATTGATGTTATGATAAATTGAGTTGTATCCACTTAGACATCCCCGTATCTTGCTAAAACTTTTTCAATAATTTTTTGTTGAGCTGTTAGTTCAACATCTTCATCTATTTCTTTTTCGATTATATCTGTTTCATCTGCATCAGGAACAAAATCTTCTGTAGAAATAAATTTCTGCTCGATAGCTAAATCATAAACTAAATTTTCACCTAGTTCATCAAGCTTACTTAGAGCAGCATATAATACCGTTTCAGTATCTAAACTACCGTCGGTACATTCCTTCATTAAAGTTTTAACCATATCTTGGTTCATTGCCATTAGTGCCTCCTTAATATACTTATAATAAACAATATTTCTATTACGACGCTTCGTTGAGTGTTGCGTATGGTAAATGACCATCGTAACCTTCATATCCGCGCCACCAGCTAGGTGCTGGTCGACCCCAATCCCATTTCGCAAAAGGTTTTGCGGCATGGTAATAGTTTCTGTATGCCTGAACTGGGTCGCCTTCAACTTTACAGTCAGGATAATGGCTCATTGCTTGTGCAAATTCAGTGAGCCCAATGTCTGGTATATTTTTAGGTGGCTTACTTAGCATGATGCCAAGTTTGTTCCACGTTGCATGTATTTTATTTCTACGATATTCGTATTCGTTAGCTAGGCCACGAAAGTGTTCGTAATGCCATTCATAATTAGTCTTACTTTCTGCAGTCCACGTTGTACAAGGGTGGAATTTATGAACAGCTAAATAGTACATGTCATCTCTTTCGTCACCAAAAGAGTAGTACGTTTGTATAGTTTTACCTGAACGTGATGGTCTTTTTTCTGGTATACCATCGAGCATTCGGTGTACTGTTGAAAGCATTTGAGCACTCTCAACAATCATTTTGGGTATATGTTTATCGCAACACATTTGTGCAGCAATAATTGGATTTTCGTCAAGTACAAATATATTCATTTTACCCAGATGTGATTATATTTTTCAGGTAGAGATTCGCAAGTGTAATCAAAACGCTCATCATAATTAATAACTTTTACACATTCACCTGTTGAGTGACTGATATGCACATCAGGCATAGATGCAACAGAACTTAGTCCCATATAAAATCCAGCACCAACTAGGCATATAAAAATTACTGTAAAGATTGCATTACGCATTGTATTCACCTACCTTTTTAAACTTTCTTCTTGCCTTAGAAAATTGTTTCATTGGAGATTTGAATGTTTTCAACTCTCCGTTTAGTGCTTTATAAGCAACCAATTGGCCAAGTTGATTAACATGATATTGGCCATTTGCAACTGGAGCATCGCCCCAGTCAGTTGTTTCTTGTAGAATCTCAATCATCTATAAGAACCTAATAGTTTAGGACCTTTGGTCACAAAATCCAT